TGTCCCTACCTTGACTGCTGCTAGGGCTATTACTTTTGGCGATCTAGCTGGTAGGGTAGTGTTGGATGCAGACAAGCTCTCAGTATTTGCTGCTACTACTTCTGCTGAACTTGCCAGTGTGATATCTAATGAGACTGGTTCTGGATTATTGGTTTTTGATACCTCCCCAACTATAGTTACGCCTACCATCGCTTCCTTCACTAACGCTACTCATGACCATTCTAATTCAGCAGGTGGTGGGACAGTTGGTATTAGTGTAATTACCGGACTAGCTTCCGGCATTGCTACCTGGCTTGCCACACCATCCAGTGCCAATTTAATTACAGCTGTGACTGATGAAACAGGGAGTGGTGCGCTAGTATTTGCTAATAGCCCTACATTTGTGACTCCTGCTTTGGGTACTCCAGCTTCGGGTACATTAACTAATGCTACAGGTTTACCTATTAGTTCTGGTGTGAGTGGACTGGCAACGGGGATAGCCACCTTCTTAGCGACCCCAACCAGTGCTAATTTAGCATCAGCTGTTACTAATGAGACAGGATCAGGCTTGTTAGTGTTTGGGACTTCTCCAGTTCTTACCACACCTCAAATTAATGATACTAGTTCAGACCATCAATATGTTTTTGCTGTCAGTGAATTAACTTCGGATAGAACAGTAACCCTTCCCTTGCTTGACGCTAATGACACATTCACATTCAACACCTTTGCCGCGACCTTAACCAATAAGTCCATTGATTCGGACAACAACATCATCACCAATTTAGTAAATGCTGATATCAAGTCCACCGCCGCTATTGCCTACTCCAAACTTGCCGCCCTCACTGATGGTAATATCCTTGTTGGTAATGGGTCTAACGTTGCCGTGTCCGTTAATCCTAGCGGGGATGTGGATATCTCCAATGCTGGTGTGTTTAGTATCTCATCGGGGGTTATTATCAATGCTGATGTGAAGTCGGATGCTGCGATTGCTTATTCCAAACTAGCTGCTTTAACCGACGCTAACTTTCTTGTGGGCAACGGGTCTAATGTGGCTACGGTTGTGGTGATGAGTGGTGATGCTACTTTGGCCAATACAGGAGCTGTCACGGTTACAGGGACTCATAGTGGTACGGCTCACCACGCTCTTGTAACAACATCGGGATCGAGCACCCTATTATCTATATCCACACAAGACATAGTGGTAGCTGATAACTGGGATGTTGCAGGCACCCTAGATGTTACCGGCGCTGCTACATTAGATAGTACCTTAGCAGTTGTTGGGATAACCACCCTTAACAACAGTGTGTTTATTCAGAATGATTCACCTGGCCTCGTCATTGGTCATGACTCATTTGAGTCAGCACAAGCTACCCCTCATTTCCAGATATTAGGAACAGATGACGCGGACTCACAAATGCTGTTTGCACGGTGGAAGGATGGTCAATTTGATCAACCGCTGTTCCGCTTTTTTAAGAGTGCTGCTACGACTATTGGTGGTACTAATGCCGCTGTAGCGGATGACTGGACTTTAGGTGGGTATCGCTGGCTTGCCGATGATGGGACGGATAATGACACTATTGCGGCGGAATTGAATGTGGCAGTCGATGGGAGCGTTGGCACGGGGGACATACCTGCTCGGTTTATATGGACTACCCAAATCGCCGGAGGTAGTACTAGTGAGCGGATGAGGTTAACTAACGAGGGGAATCTCTCTATTGGAAGAACAAATACTGGTTTAGGTAGACTTCATGTAAAACAAGGGGGTGTTACTGCTGCCATACCAGTCATCTACGTAGAGCAACTCGATGTCAGTGAAGAGATGTTTGAATTTGCGACGACCATTGGTACAGGAAATGCCATTGAAGCTATTGCAGCTAAAACACTGACAACTACCCACTTCGTTAAATGCACTATTCCAGGTGGATTGACCCGCTATTTCCCAGTTGGCACAATCGCATAGGAGGAGAAAATGCCAGATATAACCATAACTTGTACTCAGGCTGTAGAAGATCGAATTGTCGCTACTATGGTGAGTATGAGTGACGAGAGATATCAGCAGGATATGGATGGATTCAGGGAATATCTTATGGATCATATTAAGGAGTTTGTCCGTGAGTCGGAATTGGCAAAGGCAAGGAAAGAAGCCGTAGCAGCCACTAAAAATAGGATTGACTTGAGTTAGGAGGAGAGTATGGACATCATAAAGACGTTACCGGATTTCTTTGGGGATGAAGTAGAAGATGCAGAGATGAAAGCTATAGCGTCTATTGCTCTAACCAATCATATCAAACAACTAAAACTAGCTATAGCCGAGAATATACTAGGCGCAAAACTACAAAAAGCTATGGGCAATACTACCGGTGAGGAAGCTATTTTAAAGCAGATTGGACTTTTATCTGCACAATATGATCAAATACTACTGGAATTCCAAAGATTACAAAATATTGATAAACCAGTAAAAGAAAATTTAACAGAGGATTTTGACATTGAAGACATCATTCGGTCTGACGGAAACCCAACCAACTAGATTTACAATAGGTTAATATATGGTTATAAGTTCAAATAGTTATGGAAATACCACTGGTCTAGAGCGACTTATTGGAGATATGTTTGTTAGTCGGACTATTACATCTACGACTGTACCCACTACATTACAAGTTGATTTAACAATTGATGATATAGGTGCAGAAATTAACGTAGCTCTTGCTGCCAATGGATATACTGCTCCACTATCTACTGCTGATAATCCAATAGAACATAGGTATTTGGAAAGTATCAACAATTATGGTGCTGCTGCCATGTTACTTGGATCTATTCCTATGACTGCTATTGCTCCAGGTCTAGAGGATGCTGGTACTAACCGTATGGAGATGTATCAAGCTTTCTTCAATCGTGGGATTACTAAGATCAACGATAAAAAACTCAAAGCGAGTAAATCACGAGGTAGGCTAGCTGCTGTTCTGTCTGGTAGTCAAACAGATACTGATAGTCGTAGAAAACTTCCATTGTTTAAACGAACTGATAATAATACACCAGGTACGCGGACTTTCACTGAATAAAAATATGATTGATACAGAGGAATTAGCAGACTATTATGAAGAACTCGAAACACAGACCATTGAAAAAGAGAAAAAAAGGGACAAAAAAGTCATAACTAAGATGGTAGTGGATGGTGCGGGTATAAAAACTGTGATAATTAATCGTAGGTATAAGAAATTATTGGAGGAAAGGATGTGGCCTGAAGGATTTGGACCCAATATCCCAAGTGGTAGTAGGTATGATGAGGCTGGTTAGTGTCATTTAACACTTTGCAAGCTGGCGTCATCCGCACCCTAACTACTCACGCTGATTATTCTTGTGATACAGTATTTGCTGATGACTTTAGGGCATTAGGCGCGGGTAATTTACGCTACGTAGTAATCAGTTTGGGTGGTGTAAGTAATGAAGACTTCACTTTCAGGCAAGTATTAAGTACTTGGACAATCAATCTAGATGTTTATAGTATACGTACTGGAGAACTAGCAACAGCTATTGATAATGCCCAAACCAATATGCAAAATATTTTAGATACTCTCAATCAGTATCCATTTTTAAATGATTCGACTGGAGTGATTGACCATAATATCAGTACTGTGTCTCCTGTTAATCTGATGAACCCAGGATCGGGATCTAGGAATGCTTTTCTACATCAGCAGTTAGGATTATCTGTTACTGAAATTTGTACCATAATTAGGGCAGAGTAGGAGAAATATGAAAAATTATATGCGTTCTTGGATATGCAAATTAACCACTTGGGGAACTCACCATTTATGTAGTACATTTGGAGATGTGTCAGAGATGCACAAAGGTCCATGTTCTCGATGTATTGGTCATGGTCTTTCTAGTCCTCCTGTGGGAATAAAAGAAGAGGATTAATGGCTACTGGATTAATAGTAGGTATGGGTGAAGTCGGTAAGGCTCTGTGTGAAATACTATCAACAGTACACTCTATGCATGTATATGATTCGTCTTGGCAATTCCCATTAAGAGAAGACCTAAAAGTAGATGTACTTCATATATGCTTTCCATACTCAGACCAATTTAAGGCTTGTGTGCAGAGTTATCAGGAGCACGTACAGCCAAGCTATACAGTTATCCACTCTACAGTACCTGTAGGCACATCCAAGGCCCTAGAATGTTACCACAGCCCAGTTAGGGGAGTACATCCACACTTAGCAGAGTCTATGAAAACCTTTGTTACTTATTTAGCTGCTGATAATCCACAAACTTTTAATGCTAAGAATAATCATTTAAGTAGACCTATCATTCAGTATTTTTTGGATGCCGGTATGAATCTAAAAGCAGTTTCACAATCTGAAGATACTGAAGCCGGTAAACTGTGGTCACTTGCTGCATACGCCATGAATATACTACTAGAAAAGGAGATATACAAGTACTGCCAAGAGAATGAGTTAGATTTCAGAATGGTTTATCAACACTTCACTGATACCTATAATGATGGATATGCTAGAATGGGTGTGAATAACGTACAACGTCCTGTACTTGATCATATGGAAGGTACTATAGGTGGTCACTGTATAATTCCAGGTGTGGAGAAATTGGCAGATAGTGGTAGTTTATTAGCTGAGATGATTTTAGGATTGAATAGCGATTATGCCTGAAGTACCTAGTGTAAACATGCAGTTAAATGTAACGGGGTTGGATGCAGCTATTAGGGCTGCTAAGAGTGTTACACCTGGATTCACTACTGCTGTACTTAATGATGGACTTAGGCAGATGGGTAGAGTGATTGTACCCTCTAAAGGATCTGGACCATTGGCACAAGCCACACCTAAAGTATCTGATAAATTGAGTAGGTCTACATTTTTTGAAATACAGCAATTAGGTTTTATTCAACAACTAGTAGTGAAACAATCTGCTAGAACAGCACCTGAATATGGCAGCAAATTTTATGGCGGATTTGTACGTGGTGGAACTAAAAAACATATCATTAAACCTAGACTCAAGAGTGTATTGAGATTTCAGATAGGGGATACCATAATATTTGCATCTGGAGTGAAACATCCTGGCAATAAACCTAATAGATACCATCTTAGGGTATTGAATAATGTCAAACCTCAAACCCAAGCTATCATACGTAGGATGGTCAGTCGGTTAACAGAGAAATTTAAATTAGTTAAAGGGTAAACAATCATGGGAGGTAATCATGGCTGATGGCAATCCACCATATGACGCAAGATTCCAAGTATTTCGTATTGTAGATAACGATGCTAGTACTACACGTGATCTGTCAAAATTTTTAACTGGTATAGACGGTATACCTGGAACACGTGAGCTTCTGGATACTACTATGATTACTAGTAGTGGTAGAACATTTACGTCTAGTGTTTTTAATGGTACCTTTGTACTAGAAGGTAATTATGATCAAAGTGCTTCAACTGGCCCAGATATTGTGTTGAATAATATACTTGTTATGTCTACAGCAACTTCTTTTGTATATGCACCTGCCGGAACTGATTGTGGACAAACACCTGTAAGTAGACAGTATCAAGCAGCTTGTTGGATTAGAAGTTATACCATTACTGGACGTGTTGCCAGTGTAATAACCTTTAGATCAGAGGGTCAAATTGAAGGGTCTGTCACAGTTGCTGATTCGTCTGATTTTGCTAATTAGTTAAACTATGGCTATTAAAGCACCTTGGGATGCAAGATTTAGCAAATTTGTTATTACCCAATCTAATGGGACTACCACACGCGACTTATCTGCTTTTCTTACTGGTGTTGACGGTCTACCAGGTAGTAGGGAGTTAATAGATACATCTAAGATTTCTGATAGTGGTAGAACTTTTACACCAGGTCTTGTTAATGGCACGTTTGTACTAGAAGGTAATTACGATAATGTTAATCCAGGTCCAGATAGAGCATTAACAGATATCTTAGCTATGTCTACTGCTACTGCTTTTGCCTATCACCCAACAGGTGATGATTGTGGTACTTCTCCGGTTAATAGAGCATTTTCCGGCAACTGTTGGATTAGAAGTTATACTATTACAGGCAGAGTAGCCAGTGTAATTACATTTAGATCAGAAGGACAAGTAGAAGGTATAGTAACTATTGGAAATTCTACGGTACTAGCACACTAGGAGAATATGCCTAAAATAGAACGTATAGAATTCTATGATGAAGATGCACCCAATTCAAAAATATGGAATATATTCAGCAAAAAAGATAATCAAAAAGTTGTAAATGCTTGGTGGGAAATACGTGGGTTTCTTTCTGTGGCTCTAGAACGAGAATTTGTACAACATGCAGTAGACGCACAAGAAACATTTACTAATGAAGATCCTGAATTAATTATTAAACTTGCTAAACGTATGGATGAGATGGTTGTTAAGTCTACCATTGATTGGTCTTATGGTCCTGTGGATATGGATACGTTTTACAATGAAGTACCTGGATATCATTATGCCGATGTGGCCAAAAGAATAGGTGACTTATATAGCCCTTTAATCGTAAAGAGTATAGAAAGGGGGCTGGAGAGTTATACCTTGCTTTTAAGTCAAAGGGAGGAACAATCCCAGTAATGTTTCAAGATGCTAATTTAGTGGATACACTTGGTTGGACTTTTGAAGAAATAGATAATGCAGATACTGAAAGATTATATAGACTGATGGTATTTAAGCAAGTTAAGCAAGTGGCAGAACATGGTGGGGAATTTGATATCTAAAGCCGCAAGGCTCAGAGGAACTATATGGCAGCTAATACAGATGCAAGCGTAGCCCTTACCTTTACTACTAGGGACCAAGCCAGCCCAGGCATACAGCGTATAGGGGGTAATCTTACACGTCTCCAATCTACTGCTGCCGGTGTGGGTAAAGTATTTGCCAACAATGCTACTGCTTTTTTAACTGCTGGTTTAGCCTTATCTTCTATAGGTGGACAAGCTTCTAGCCTATTAGTTAAGTTTGGTGTGTTAAATGAAAAACAGGGGGATATGGTAAATACAGTATTTCAAATTTCAGCCGTAGTTTTAGGTGCAGTTACTGCCTTTTCATCTCTGTCTGTGGCCATAGGATTATCCAGTATTGGATTTGGAGGATTAGCAGTAGCCGCTGGAGTTGCACTACCTATAATTTTAGTCTTCACTGCAGCTTTAGCAGCTTTATTCACATTAGCAGAACTTTTTAAAGATCCTACTGCACCTACTACATTTGAAAGAATTACTGGTATAGATGTACTAAGGGCTAAACAACCTGCAGGTACTAGGCCAGGACGCTTGGCACCAGGGGAAGCATCCTTTGGGGAAGATCCATTAGCAGCAGCAGGCGGTGTTGGTAGAGATATTCTTAGGCAAGCCAGAAGCGTTTTCTTAGGTCAAACAGGGGGTCAACCACGTGTTGTTGAAGGTGGAACAGGTAGTGTTATCATAAACCAAGGTACTATCATTGCTGATGAAGGCGGTATGAGGGATTTAGAAAAGAGGCTAAGACAAATTCGTAAAGAAGATGAACGTACCAGAGGAATTTCTAAATAACGTTATGTTTTATGAACTTAGCTGGAGTAGGACTAACAAACAATTTCGGTTTACAGATCAAATTGGTGAAGAAGTCTATTGTGGTAAGAATGCTCCTTGTATTGGTGCTGTTGGTTCCTTTACAGTAATCAGTACTGAAAATTCAAATGGTAGATTACAGATAGAGTGTGATACTTTAACTTCTCATTTTACCGTTCCTTGTCCTGATAGTTATGGGGTACTGTGGAGTCAGCAAGATATACACCATGTAGAGATACCTGAAGATGCAGTAGAGCTAGAGGGTGCTGAATACTGGCGCGTATGCTTTAGGCGTAAGAAGGATAAAGAAACTAAACTAGCTATTCCTGGCGATTGGCGTCTCTATGATGTAAATGGTAGTAAGACTATGACGTACGTGAATACCATTCGTGGTCAATTTGGGTTGGATTGGCATGATATGGCAAGTCATTTATTCCACAAAGGTAAAATCTACATCTATGATGATGATGCTTATTTTGTTCAATCTCCCTATCTTTCAGTGATCTAGTATGGCTATTGGGGATATAGGTGCAGCCCTTACTGATTTTCTTAGCCCAGATCCTTGTTTGGATGTATCAAGTAATATTGCTTCCAGTATTGCTCATGCTAGAGATAACTGGTTTGTAGTAGTTTATGGTGATCCGGCTAATGATCAAATAAAACTCGCATCATTTGAGTGTGATACTAGCGGTGTTATTCCGGCTGCTGTTCAAGACACAGTAACACTTGCTGCAACTACAGGTGCCCTTAGCCCTGATATTATAGAAGTAGCTACTGGTGTTGTTGCTATTATCTGGTCTGATCCTACTAATGGCCCAACAGTTCAAACCTACACAATAGACGCATGTGGTAATTTCGGTGCTTGTGATCCAGTAGATACCCTAGATTTGAATGCGTGCGTAACCGATAACACAACAGTTCTTGGTCTCTTTGCAACTAAACATACAGAATTATTCGTAGCGTTGTGGGGCGAAGACACTCGTGACCTCAACTTTGCCACCTTCACAATTAACAGTGTGGGAACCATCAGTTGTATTCTAGATACCGTGGTCGATGCTGATAGTGATATTGGAAGCGGGGGAGTTTCCTTTACCTATACCGGAGTGGGGGATATCCATGTAATTTCTTTTAAAAGTAACAGCGGCAATCTAGGACATCTTCAAACCTATGATATTGATTCTTGCGGTAACATTGGATGTGAATTAGATGATGACCAGCCAACTAATATGCAGGGGGGTTCAGCCCTGAACACGGACGGTACAAGGATAGTTGCTGTATATGTAGCTACAGGGTTAGATGCTCAAACTTTTGATGTAGATGCTTGTGGAATAATATCAAGAAATGGTAAATTTGATCTAGGTAGTGCGGCTACACAAGAAATTGTAAGGTTAGATGAAGTTGATAAAAATGTATTTCTGGTAATTATGGCTTCATCTCTACGCAGTATAAATGTTGATGCTTGTGGGATAGTTACACAACAGGATACTCTTTTAAGTCAAACAAAACTTAATACAGAAGGGAGTATCACACTCCATCCAGACACTGATGGAACTACTGGTATTGTTGTAGGCTCAAGTTTTCAAACTGGGGCTTCAGCGGAATTTTTTGTGTGGTCGGTAAGCGTTGAGATAAATACACCGGCTGTGGAGGTGCCCGATTTGGGAGTAGGAGCAGGAAAAATAGGAGCAGGAATCAGAGTAGATTGGGATAATGATGGTGTTTTTGCTGATGATGAGTCATTAAGTTCGGATGTTACATCCCTACGTTGGACTCGTGGTAAAGATCCTGAAGAGGTAAATACACCAGGTGGTACTCTGATTATTGAAGTAGCAGATCCTGATGGTGATTATGTACCAGGAACTACTGCTGGTGATTTTGATTCTAAATTTACATCTTCTGATGTTTCAGTTGGTAAGGATGTTACTGCTAATTTAGAATATGATGGAACTTCTCATGCAA